GTTGCCGCCCCGGCCGTCACGGATGTGGATGTCGTCACCCTCGATGTGGATACGCTTGGTGTCGGCATCCAGTGGGTGCAGGACGGTGATGCCGTCCTTGGCGCTTAAGTCTTCGAGCAGCCTGGCCCGGGCTTCGGCCTCGATCTGCTGGATCAGCTTGGTTGCTGCAGGGCTGAGAGCTACCGGGGCGCTATGGCCCCGGGGCACGCCGCGCCTGGCGCGCGGTTGTGTGGATGTCTGCACTTTTCGCTCCTTGCCCGCCGGTGGGTGGCGGGTTGGAGTGGATTGTTTAGCGAATCGCTACAACGTGTCAAGCGAATCGCTACAAATTCGCTAAATATTTTTCAGTGAGGCGCAAAAAAACCCGCCGTAGCGGGTTTTTTTTGTTGAATTCAGTTTCTCATTTGACGGCCCGAGGCTCAGTTGGCGACATTTCAACGGGAGTAGTCCCCATGCGATTGCCACCGCTAGATTGGGCGTATGTCGCTTTCTTTAGCACCCCATTGGGGTCGATTTCATAGGTGACTGATGTGAGATTGAAGTCTGATCCACCTGCGAAGGCCCCAACGATCGGGATGAAGGTAGCGCCTTTAACCTGGTACTGCATGCCGCTGTAGGCGATGACCTTGGTATCTCCACTCAGCATGATGGTGGTAGGCCGGCCCATTTTCTCCAAGATCTCGGCTTCGGTAGTAACGCCCTCCTTGAACTGTAGGGCGGCGTCCTTCGAGACCTGGACGCCTGATGCTGCACACCCGGCTAGTAGGACGGTTGCCAGTAAGGCGGCGAAGGCTTTATTCATCGTATCTCCTCCTGATTAATTCGATTATGGACTCTCTCTCCCAAACGACTCGCCCGGCTGCTCTTGTAGGTATGAAAGCAGTAAATCTGGGCGCCGAAGAGCTCAAGCTGCTCCGGCCTTGGTGGTGTTGTTCGCGGGCGGCTGATGTTTTGCTGGGGGTTCGCGGGTCTTGATGAATTGAACGATCATGCTCTCGACAAGGCCCTTTTGCTGAGTATCCAGCAGGGCATATTCCTCTTGGGTGAACTCTGTAAAGGGCCAGTCTTTGCTGGGGTATGGTCTGGGCGCGCGTTCTGCGATCTTTGGTGGCTCGACGGTAGGGAGCGGGCGGTCTGAGTCGAACCAGCCGCGTCCCAGATCAAAGGCGTCTTCGATAGCCTCGGCCGCAGCATCGCCCAAGCTGCGTGGGCTGCGGGTGCCATCTTTCTTTGGCGGAAGCAATACGCCTTTAATGATCTGCTGAAGGTACTGCGGGCTAGTTTCTGAGCGCACGGAAATGGTCTCAAGACCACCTGTAACTCCAGCGACAAGTAGCTGGAGTTTCCTGCGTCGACGCTCGTCTTTTGTTTCCATATCGAGTTTCTAGCATTTCGCTATATATTTGCATCTAGCGAATCGCTTGCAAAGTCTTAGCGAATCGCTATGATGGCGAACATGAAGACCGAATTCAGTGCTGAAGAGCGCAGCGTCATCGTCGAAAAGACGGGGGTCAATGCTGCATACCTGTACCAGTGCCTGTCTGGCCGAAAGGACATGAAGCCGGCAGACGCCGTGCGTGTCGAGCGTGAGGCCGGGATTGTTGGTCTGCGCTTGGCGCTGCGCCGTCGGGATGGCGGCGAGATCTGGCCCGAGCTGGCAGAGCAACTGACGCGGCAGGTCGGGTCCGGTGAAACAAGCGCGGCCACCTAACCAGGTCATCCCATGCTCTGCCGTCAATTTCCACCCACCCGCCGCCATCAAGTCCGGCGCGCCCGAACGGTTGTTTGTCTCCCTCTGGCCGCGCGCGGGAAGGTGCGCGGACATTGGTGTGCCGGGGTGGCGGGTGGGCTTTTTCATGTGCATGACTGCAGTGTGTTTTTTTTGCCCGAAACGGTCACCCCTAATCACCCCTAAAAATTACGGAGGCTTGGATGAAGCTGTTCTACGACGACGAATTTGATGCCATTGCTACGGCGATTGGCGAGAGTGGCAAGCCGTTCAAGCTGGTGGCGGCGCACATCTTCCCGGACATGAAGCCGGAGTCGGCCTACGCCCGGCTCAAGGAGTGTTGCAGCCCGACGGGTGATCAGCGCCTGACGTTTGGCCAGGTGCTCCGGCTCATGAAGTATTGCGAGAGGTACGACCCGCTGTACCACGCCTGTGACGATACGTTGCATGCTCGGCCAGACCGCAAGGCGCCAGAGGACGAAGCAGTCAAGCTGGTGGAGGTTATCAACAACGCTGCAAGCACCATGGAGCGAGCGATGAAGGCGCTCGACCATATCCAGGTGCGTGGCGGCATTCGGGCAGTCAGCTGATGAAGCCCGCCAGCCCGCTTGAGGTCGGCGGCGTCTACCGGTTGCTCAGCGGCCGTTTTGCCTTGCTTCTTGAGCAAAGCCCCGGCGAGTGCCTTTTCCACCACGTGGACGTGCACCGGGCCCGCGAGGTTCCAGACGGCCAGCTCACCCTGTCACCGGTCGTGGCCAATCGATGCCGGCTGGCCTGGCACCCCCATCAGTGGGGCCAACGAGTGAAAGAACGACAGGATCTGGAGGCGAGACGCCAGGCAGACCTGGACCGATGGGGAATGGGGGTGGCGCATGCGACCGCAAAGTGAAGCCCGCCGCTCGATCGTCGACACGATCCAGACCACGGGCCGGGCCGAGTTGCGTGATGTGGTGCGCCTGACCGGAGTGGACTACACGAAGGCGCGCCAGGTGCTGAGCGATTGTGTGCGTTCGGGCGAGCTGAAATACAAGCTCGAACCCCGGCCGCATGCACGCCGGCCGGTAGCGGTGTACGAGCCAGCCAGTGTGCTGGATGACCTAGCCGACGGTGCCTGCTGGCACGAGCTGGCAGGGTGCATGGCTGGGTGGCGTTGACTTAAAAAAATCGATGGAAAACAAGCAAATCGCTCCGGTGGTCGCGCCTCCGGTGTGGGACAACATCCCCGCCGAGCTGGCGGGGCGGCAGCAGTGGCTGCTGTGGAAGTACGAGTGGGATGAGAAACGCGAGTCCTGGTTGAAGGTGCCGTACTACCCGATGGGCGGGCGGCGCGCTGGTGACCAGGGCTCTGACCGCGACAGGATGCGCCTGGCCATCCTGCAAGTAGTGCGCCGGGTGTTTGAACGGGGAGGGTGGAGCGGCATTGGCTTTGCCTTCTTGCCTGACGACGGGCTGATTGGTATCGACATCGACAAGCAATACGACGCCGAGACGGGCGAGATGTCGCCGCGGTGTCGGGGCATCGTTGAGGCCTTCGATACCTTCACCGAGGTATCCCCGAGTGGCAAGGGGCTTCACCTCTACGTACTGGGCAAAACCGAGACGGCCAAGAGCAACGACATTGGCGTGGAGATGTTCTGCAACAAGCAGTACTTCACGGTGACGGGGCGACACCTGCCCAACACGCCTGCAGAGGTGCGCCAGGCGCCCGAAGGGGCGCTGAGGCGCATGCACGCAACGATCGAGGAGGCAAAGGAGTCGCGCAAGGCCGCTGCGAAGCCAGCAAGCGCACCAGCATCGGCGCGTGCGGCGCAGCCTGATCCGTCAGGCAGTGATGACTTCCGTCGCGTGAATGAGGCGGCGATGCAAGCCCTGCAGGCCTGGGTGCCGACACTCTTCCCCAAGGCGATCCCGAAAGGGCAGGGCTACCGCGTCACCAGCAAGGCGCTGAGGCGTGATCTGCAGGAAGACCTGTCCATCATGCCTGTGGGCATCAAGGACTTCGGTGTGGCTGACATGCACGATGCGCGCCAAGGGGGGCGCACACCCATTGACCTGGTCATGGAGTGGCTCCCGGCCTCGAAGCCGAAGGATGCCTTGCACTGGCTTGCGCAGCGTCTCGGGATCGAGCTGACCCCGCCAGAGCCGCGCAAGCGAAAACCATCACGCGCGAACGATTCCGCTCCCGCTGGGGATGCGGACCACGCGGGAGGATCTGGTGGTGGCGGTGGCCACGGCGGTGGTGAGCCGCCAGGCGCCGACGACCCGGATGGTGATGTGGACGTGTTGGCGCACCTGGTCAAACACCGGGGGCGGCCGATGGATTGCCGTGAGAACGTCATGTACTGCCTGCAGCTTGACCCGAACCTGCAGGGCATGGTGCGGCAGAACGATTTCACCCACCTTATCGAGCGCGTGAAGCCAACCCCATGGGGCCATCCAGCAGGGGAGTGGAACGAGGAAGACGATCTGATGCTGGGGGAATATCTGCTCCGGACCCACCGTCTTGCCGTCAAGGCCACGAGTACCCTGCGCAATGGCGTGCTGATGGCGGCGCGATCGGCTAAGTACAACCCGGTACATGACTTGATCAGGGCCGAGCCATGGGATGGCACGGAGCGCCTTGAGCACTGGCTGACGGATGTGTACGAGATCGAGGAGCGGCCGTACACCAGGCTGATCGGCAAGTGCTTCATCATGGGCCTCGTCAAGCGGGCGCTGCAGCCTGGCTGCAAGTTCGACTATATGCTCATCATCAAGGGTGAGCAGGGCCTGAAGAAGTCCACCGCCTTCCGCGCGCTGGCCTACCCGTTCTTCACAGACAACGCGATCCGCATGGGCGACAAGGATTCGCTGATGGCTATGCAGCTGGTATGGATCGCGGAATCGGCTGAGCTGGAGTCGCTCAATAAGTCTGAAACCACGCAGATCAAGCAGTTTCTGTCGGCCCAGGAAGACATGTTCCGGCCACCCTATGGCGCACAGCTGATCAGGGCGAAGCGACACGCGGTGAATGTGGGCACGACCAATGCGGACACTTTCCTCAAGGACGCTACTGGCGACCGGCGCTTCTGGCCGCTAGAGGTGCACGTGGTCAATGAAGACGTGCTGGCTGGCATACGGCTGCAGCTCTTCGCTGAGGCCCTACATCGCCTGGAAGCTGGTGAACGCTATTGGCCCACCAAGGAAGAGGAACACGAGCTGGTATTCCCCGAGCATGAGCCTTTCAAGCGCACCGACACCTGGGAGGACATGATCGACCTGTATGTGAATCGGAGCAAGCCGGATAAGCACGATAACCCTGATCTGCCGGTGAACGCGAGGCGCGACTTCTTCACCACGGTGGAGATCTACGAGAAAGCGCTGCTCATCAAGGCAGACCGGATCGATGGCGCCGGCAACATGGACACGCGCATTGGAAACGCCATGAGGGCGCTGGGCTTCGACAAGCACAGAGAGACCACGGGTGGGCGCCTGCGCGGCTGGAAACGCCGGCCCCCGCCGCCCCCGAAGGCTGTGCCTTACACCGCGCCTGTGGACCCCAATGAGGCCCTCACTGGGCCTCAAGCGAGCGAGGATGATGACCTGCCGCTGTAACCCCCATTCCCGCACGATCAACGCTCGTGGAGGCGCACGGACGCCCTGCTGGCTGGTCACGCCCCGCCTGTGCCGACGTTCTGACGTTGGCGCGGTCGGTCCTGTCGCCGCCGCCGTCCATCCCGTCCACCTGCCGTCCACCCCTGGTGGACGGCGCAAGCTGTTGATTCTGTTAAGGAAATGGGCATCCGTCCACCCGTCCACCCCTCCACCCGGTTTGTTCACACGTATGCACATGCGCAGACACGGGTGGGCGCGTGTCTGCGTGCGCACGCGCGGGCGCAATTTACCCATGCCTAGGTGGACAGGGTGGACGGATGGACGGAATGAGCGTTCATGCGGGTTTGCGCCGTCCATCCAGCGTCCACCGCCCGACCACGATCTCACATCCCGAGGAGTTCAACCATGAGCAGACCAGCCAGCCAGCCAGCAGCGAAGCTCGATCTTCGAAGCCAAATGCCCGAAACGGCAGAGTGGGTTGATGCCAAGCGCGCCGAGTACGGCGCAGAGCACGTTAACGACTGCATCAGGCGAGCTCTCAAGGGTGAGGCCGGTCGGTTCTATGCCTTCGAGCGCGGCCACATCCTTGGCACGCCATTCCCGACAACTCACCCGATCGCAGAGCACCAGGCGCTCGCAGTGAAACTGGGGTGCAGCTTTGCCGGGTTCATTGCCGAGCCGGATAAAACGGGAGCTGCAGATGGCGCGCATTGAAGGCATCCGCCATCGGTTGGAGAACTGGGCGCGGTGGTGCGCCAAGTGCGAGGGTGGGGCGCTGGGCTACCCCACCACCAACACACTGGCCCGCCTGGCCGGGCGTGGGAGTGGGTATGAGACGGTTGTGCCGACAAACGACATCGAAGCGGCCGAGACCAACGAGGCGGTCAAGTCGCTGCAGTTCACACGCTCCCACTTGTACCTGGTTCTCACCCTCCATTACGCCAAAAGCCTGGAGATCCACAAGGTGGCACGAGAGATGTGCCGGGCCGAGAGCACCATCAAGCGCAACCTGGAGGACGCGGACGCCGCCATCCAGGCGTGGCTGGTGGAGAAAGCGGAAAAACAACGCGCGGCCAGATAGGGCTTGACGGGGGTTTTCCGACATATACCTTTTCGGTACATTCCAGGTACGCTGTGGCGAGCGTGCACCCAAAGGAAAAACAGTGATCCAGATCAGCATCAAGAGCGATCTGGAAGCCACGGTTTCACGATGGGCTCGGGTCGCCGGGGATCAAATGCCCTATGCCACCGCGGTGGCCTTGACCCGGACAGCCAAGGCAGCGAAGGAAGAGATCGAGCGGCAATTGCCCAGCCTGATCGACCGGCCAACTCCCTACACCATGCGAGGCTTCCGCCTCTACCCGGCTACCAAGCGCAAGCTGGTAGCCGAGGTGGACTTCCGGCCGGCATTCGGCAAGGGCACATCGGCCCGTGATTACCTGGCGCCTCTTGTCTACGGTGGTGAGCGCAAGCTCAAGGCATTCGAGAGATCACTGGCTGGTACGGGGCTGCTGCCGTCGCAATTCGTTGCGCTGCCGGGATCGGCTGCAAAGCTGGATGCTTACGGCAACATGGCGCAGAGCCAGATTGTGCAGATCCTGTCCTACTTCAAAGCGTTTGGCGAGCAAGGCTACTCGGCCAACATGACGGACAAGAAACGGGCCAGCCTTGCGAGGGGCGGTAAGCGTACGGGAAAGCGGGGCATCGCCTATTTTGTTGGTAAGCCGGGCAATGGACGTCTACCACTTGGTGTGTGGCAACGTACAAACTTCGGCGCTGCTGGCTCGGCCATCAAGCCGGTGATCATCTTTGTTTCCAAGGTGTCGTATCGACAGCGGCTCGATGTTCCTGGCATCGCCAAGCGGGTGATCCTGGAACGCTTTCCCGAAGAACTCAGGTTGGCGGTTGCTCAAGCCAAGCGAACCGCCATCCCAAGGCAGCAGATGAAGCTACTTTGATCCGGACATCAACTCTCGCGGGTCCTCCCCCCACCCAGCCCCACTGCGGGTAATTCGGACCCCGTGGTTTGCGGGTTTGCAGAGTTTTTTAATTGGTTTGGTTTAGTTTGAATAGGTGCTGAATGGGCAGGTTGGCGCGTAACTTGATCGGTGTGTCGGTCAAGGAATGCGCGCGCCAGCTCGGCGTCAGCGACACAGCGATTCACAAGGCGATCAAGGCGGGGCGCTGCTCGCGGCATCCCGATAAGTCGGTGGATGTCGAGGCGGTTCGCCAGGGTATGAGCCTGACGGCGGACCCGTTCCGCGGTGGCCAGCGCGAGGCTGGCGTGTTCGGTGCTGTACCCACGGCGCCGGTGGTCGGATCTGCTGAATCGAGCGGCGGGAGTTCAGAGCTGTTCGCCCTGCCAGGCATCGGCAGCCAAACGTCCAGCGGCATGGCCGTCGGTGGAGGCAGGGGTAATGCCCACACACCGCTGCTAGCCGCTCGCACATTGAGCGAGCAGACCAGGGCCGAGCGTGAACAGATCGAACTGGCCAGGCTCAAGGGGACAGTCGCCGAGATCGAACCCGTGATTCGCGCTGTATTCGATGCGATGGTTTCAGCCCGCTCCGAGCTGCTGGCATTGCCCGACAGGCTGACGCCTCTGGTGACGCCTGAGACGGACCCCGGCAAGGTGTACGGAATGATCGAGGTCGAAGTGGTGCGGGTCTGCGAGGACCTGCGCGACAAGTTGCAGAAGCTGGCGACTCAGCATACGACGGCCTCAGCATGAACTTGCGCGACGGTTACCAAGCGGTGATGGATGCCGCGGCCCGCGCCTGGGAGCTGCCCGAGCGGCTGTGGATCTCGGACTGGGCGGACAAGTACCGCATGGTGCCCAGCAAGTCATCGCCGGAGGCTGGCCAGTGGCGAACCAGCCGCACGCCCTATGCGGCCGAGCCGATGAACGAATTGAGTTCGATGTCACGCACGCAGGAGGTGGTCATCATGGCCGCCTCCCAGGTGATGAAGACGGAGGTGCTGCTGAACTGGGTGTTCGAGTCGATCGACCAGGACCCCGGCCCGATGATGGTGGTTCAGCCGACCGAGAAGGCGGTCAAGGATTTTGTCAGCCAGCGCCTGGACCCGGCAATTCTGATGATGCCGCGCCTGCTGGAGAAGATCCCCAGCGCGCGCAAGCGCGACAGCGGCAACAAGATCACCGAGAAGAATTTCCCGGGCGGTGTGCTCTACCTGGGTTGGAGCAACAGCCCGAGCGAGCTGGCCAGCAAGCCGATCAAGAAGCTGGCGCTGGACGAGGTGGACCGTTACCCGGTCAGCCTGAAGGACGAGGGCAGCCCCGTCAAGCTGGCCGAGCAGCGCACGGCCAACTTCCCCCGGCGCAAGATTCTCAAGAGCAGCACGCCGAAGGTGCGCGGCGCGTCGGTGATCACCGACGAGTACGAATCGAGCAGCATGGGCCAGTACTGGGTGCCATGCCCGCACTGCAGCGGGATGCAGGTGCTGCAGTTCCCGAACCTGCGGTGGAAGAAGACCAAGGACGCCGACGGCAAGACGCACCACTGGCCTGAGACAGCGGCCTACGTGTGCGAGCACTGCGGCTGCGAGATCGAGGAGCGGTTCAAGCCCGCCATGCTGGCCGGTGGCGAGTGGCGGCACCGCCACCCCGAGCGGGCCAAGCGCGGCTTCCACATCAATGGCCTTTACAGCCCGGTGGGCCTGGGCTTCAGCTGGGCCGAGCGGGCGCAGAAATTCCTGGAGGCCAAGGGCGACCCCGTCAAGCTGCAGACCTTCGTGAACCTACACCTGGGCGAGCCGTACGAGGATCACTCGGACGCCGTCCAGGCCAGCGCCCTGCAGCAGCGCGGCGAGACCTACCAGCTGCGCACGGTACTGCCGGGCTACCTGGTGCTGACGCTGGGTGTTGACGTGCAGCGCGCTGGCTACTTCGCGCTGCACCTGGTGGCGTGGGGCAGGGGCGAGCGGTGCCATACGGTGGATTACACCGAGATACCGGGCGACCCGTCGCGCAGCGAAGACTGGGAGGTGATCACCACCTACCGACGGCGCGCGGTGCGCAACGCGTTCGGCATCGACATGCGCATCAGCATGACGGCGATCGACTCGGGCGACGGCGTGACGGTACACGAGGCCTACAAGTACGGGCGCAAATACCGGCATGACGATGTGATCGTTATCAAGGGTGCCAGCAAGCCCAACAAGCCGATCCTGGGCCGGCCGACGAAACAGGATGTGAAGAACGAGCGCGGCGCGATGGACCGCAATGGCGTGGATCTGTGGCTGGTCGGCACCGATACCGCCAAGAGCGCGCTCTTCGCCCGCATCGATGGCGATGCCCTGCACGAGCAGCCGGTCGATCGCATGGTGCGCTACAGCGCCGAGCTGCCAGCCAGTTTCTTCGAGGGCATCACGAGCGAGTACTACGACGCCGACACCGGCAAGTGGATCAAGCGGCCGGGCAAGCGCAACGAACCCCTGGACACCTGGGGCTACGCCTACGCCGCAGCCCACCACCCGCGCATCGCCATTCACACGGCGCGGGCGGCGGACTGGGACGAACTGGAGCGTCTGCTGGAGCCGCGCGTGAACGACATGTTCACTCAACAGGCCGGACTGGTGACGGAAGTCCCCTCGGCTGTGCACGCGTCTGCACCGGCAACGGAGCAGACCGCGCCGCCGGTGCAGACGCAGGAGCACGACAACTGGGTGCCCGATGTGCCCGACAACTGGATTTCTTGAAGGAAGCGCCACCATGGCCGGATTCACCATCACTCAGCTCGAAGCCATCGAGAAAGCCATCGCCAGCGGCACCCTGAAGGTGCGCTACGACGGCAAGGAAGTCCAGTACCAGGACATGGGGGCGCTCATGAATGCGCGCCAGGTCATCCGCGAAGAACTGATCGCCAATGGCTTGCTGGCCGATACGCCGACACGTGGTGTGGCCACGGTCACTGAATTCAGCCGCGACTGAGGAATCCATGGAACACGTCACTCACGCTGCCGCGCCCATCTCGCCGGCCAACCGGTTCGAGCGTGCGCTTGAGGCCGCTTTCCCTGGTTGGGCGCTGCGCCGCTCCATCGCTCGCATGGGCCTGGAGTACGCCCGCAGCTACGACGCGGCCAAGAGCGGCCGGCGCACGGCCGGCTGGTCGGCCACGGGTGGCAGCGCGAATGCCGAGCTGGCCGAAGGCTTGGCCCGCATCCGCAACCGCGCACGCGACATGGTGCGCAACAACGAATACGCCAAACGTGCTACCAGCGTCTTTGCCAGCAATGTCGTGGGTTACGGCATCACCATCACGCCCGAAAATGCGCGCGAGGCGGAATCCTGGCAGGCCTGGAGCGACAGCCTGGACTGCGACGCCGACGGCACCGACAACCTGGGCGGCCTGATGCGCCTGGGCGTGACGGAGCGCTTCAGTGCCGGCGAGGTGCTGATCCGCCGCCGGTGGCGCCGGCTGTCGGATGGCTACACCATTCCGCTGCAGATCCAGCTGCTGGAGCCCGACTTCCTGGACGAGTCCAAGACTGGCCCGATCGGCAGCAGCGGCAACTACTGCATCCTCGGCAAGGAGTACGACGCCCTCGGCACCTGCGTGGCCTACTGGCTCTTCCCCGAGCATCCGGGCGAGCTGGCAGGCTGGCGCGCCCGCAGCTTCCAGAGCCGGCGCGTGCCGGCCAGCGAGGTCATCCACTACCGCCGCCGCGACCGGCCCAGCGCCGTACGCGGTGTGAGCGAACTGGCCGTGAGTCTGATGCGCTACCGCGACCTGGCCGACTACCTGGACGCCGAGCTGATCCGCAAGAAGATGGAAGCCTGTGTGGTGGCCATCATCAGCAGCGACAAGCCTGATAAGGGCTTGGGCCTCGCAGGTAGCGAGAAGGGTGTAGAGAAGATGCGCCCCGGCATGATCGGCCGCGTCGGCGCCAGCGAGCAGGTCACCTTCAACAACCCCATCCCCAGCTCCGGCGGTGGCGAGTTCACGCGGCACCAGCTGCACGCCCTGGCCGTGGGTAGCGGCATTACCTACGCCCAGTTGACCGGCGATATGAGCCAGGCCAATTTCGCCAGCAACCGCATGGGTCTGATCGAGTTCCGCCAGATGGTGGAGCAAGAACAGTGGCTGGCCCTGGTGCCCCAGGTTCTGCAACCCATCCGCCGCTGGTGGCAAGAGGCCGCTGTCCTGGCCGGCGTGCCGGTTGGCAACCGCGCCAAAGACAAGATGTCCATGCCGCGCAAGGCCCAGGTCGATCCGCTCAAGGACACGCTCACCGCCAAGGAAGCCATCCGCGGCGGCGGCATGACGCTGAGCGAGTGGCTGCGAGAGCAGGGCACCACGCTCGACGCCTACATCGAAGAACGCCGTACCGAGATCGACAAACTCAAAACCGCCGGCATCGTCGTCGACACAGACGCCATCGTCACCGAACTCGGCCTTACAGGTGCTGACGCCCTCAAGCACACGGCCGATAACTGATTCCCCCAACCTGGAGCACCCCATGCCCAACCCTACCGCACCCGAGCCGCGCCAGATGCGCACGGCTGATATGCCACTGGCCAGCCTGCAGATGGCCGTGCGCAACTTCACCCGCGCCGCTGACGGCGAAGGTGAGGGCGGCGACGCAGCCGCGCCGGCCGCTCGCTTTGAGATCGTCTTCACCGCCGGCGCTCCGGTTCGCCGCTACGACTGGGCCAATGGCCGGTACTACATGGAGCGGCTGGAGGTCACGCCCGAAGCCATCAATCTGGATCGCATGCAGCGCGGCGTGTCCTTCCTCAATTCACACTGGTCCTGGACGCTGGAAGACATCATCGGCATCGTCGACCAACCCGAGGTTGCCAACGGCATCGGCACCGCCCAGGCCCAGCTGAGCCGGCGCGAGAGCGTGCGCGGCATCGTGCAGGACATGGAAGACCGTGTCATCCGCTTCGTGTCGGTCGGCTATTCGCGTGATGCCATGGAGATGATCGCGCCCAGCGAAGAAAACGGCATGTGGGAATACCGCGTGACCCGCTGGACGCCCCTGGAGGTGTCTCCCGTCGCGATTCCGGCCGACATGGACTGCGACATCCGCAGCGAAGGCGGCCACCTGGTCGACCGTGAAGGTCGCCAGCTTCGCGCATTCCCCTGCGCCATTACCACCACCGAACAGCGCGCCGCTGCACCCGCAGCGACGCCAGAAACCCCCGCGGCGGGGGCACAAGCCGAAACCCGTAACTCTGAAGGAACCACCATGCCCAATGCAGCTCAACAGCAGCAAGCCCATGGCGGCGGCGCCCCTGCCTCCGCCGATGCAACCCGCGGCGCCGCTCCGGCGCCGCAACCCGCAGCCGCGCCCGACGCGGCTGAAGCCGCCCGCCAGGCCGGCATGCAGGCCGAGCGCACGCGCCAGGCCGACATCCGCAGCGCCGTGCAGGCCGCCCGTTCCACGCTCGGCGCGGACGCGGACGCCCTGGCTCAGCGCCTGATCGACGCGGGCGTCGGCGTGGACGAAGCCCGCCGCGAAGTGCTGGAGCAGCTGAGCCAGCGCAGCGCTGCCACCGCCACGCGTGGCCAGGCGCAGATCCGTACCGAGCGTGACGAAGTCGAGACCACTCGCGCCCGCATGGTCGATGCCATCGCCCTGCGCGCCCAGCCCGGCCGCACCCGGCTGGGCGATACCGCGATCGATGCCGAGGGTGCTCGCGCCTTCCGCGGCATGGATCTGATCGACATGGCCCGCCGCAGCATCCAGCTGGCCGGCGGCAATGCCGACGGCCTGAGCCGCCGCGAGATCGCCCTGGCCGCGCTCAACCTGGACAGCGACGCCCGCCGCTCTGCCGGCATGCACGGCACCAGCGACTTCCCCAATGTGCTGGCCTCCACCATCAACCGCAGCCTGCGCGCTGCCTACCAGCTTTCGCCGCGCACCTTCACCGGCTGGGCGCGCCGTTCCAGCAACAAGGACTTCCGCGAGAAGGCCGTTACCCAGCTCTCCGAACTGGGCAAATTCCAGAAGGTCAACGAGAGCGGTGAGTACAAGTACCTCACCTTCGGCGACTCGGCCGAGAAGTACAGCCTGGCGAAGTACGGCGGCATCATCGCCGTCACCTGGGAGTCGCTGGTCAACGACGACATGTCCGCCTTCGACCGCCTGCCGCTGATGATCGCCGAAGAAGCTGCCGGCAACGAGGGTGACATCGTGTACGGCATCCTTAGCGCCAATGCCGCACTGTCCGACACCGTGGCGCTGTTCCACAGCACCCACGCCAACCTGGCCGGCTCCGGTACCGCCATCACGGACGTGACGCTGGGCGCCGGCCGCGCCGCCATGCGCAAGCAGACCGGCCCGCAGGGCCGCGTGCTCAACCTGGCGCCGGACTTCCTGATCGTCGGCCCGGACAAGGAAGTCGAGGCGAACAAGTACACCAGCGCCCAGTTCGTCGCGGCCAAGAGCGTGGACATCAACCCCGCGTTCAACACCTCGCTGGAAGTGGTGGTGGACAACCGCATCAGCGGCAACACCTGGTACCTCGCCGCCACGCCGAGCCGGGTGGACACCATCGAGTATGCCTACCTCGAAGGCGAAGAGGGCCTCTTCACCGAGCGCAAGGAAGGCTTCGAAGTGGACGGTCTGCTCATCAAGGCCCGCCACGTCTTCGCGGCCAAGGCCATCGACCATCGCGGCCTGTACAAGAACCCCGGCGCCTGATTGACGCCACCCCCATGACAACGCCCCCGCCCGGGGGCGTTGTCGTTTCCGAACCCTTCAACTTTTCTGGAGTACCTCATGAAGAACTTCAAGCAAGACGGTGACACCGTCACCGTCACCGCCCCGGCCAACGTCACCTCCGGTGGCGGCGTGCTGGTGGGCAGCCTGTTCGGTATTGCCGTCAACACAGCCCTCTCGGGCGCCGAAGTCGAGATCAAGCGTACCGGCGTATTCGAGCACGCCAAGAACTCGGCCGAAGCCTGGACCGTTGGCGCCAAGATCTACTGGGACAACACCGCCAAGGTGTTCACCACCACCTTGACCAGCAACACGCTGGTCGGCGTGGCGGCGGTAGCGGCCTCCAACCCCAGCGCGCTGGGCACGGTGCTGCTCGACGGCGCCACCCGCTGATCCTGACGTCTGACGGCTGACATGTTCGACCCCTCGATCTTCATGGGTGTGTTTGAAGCGCACGGCTTGGCCACGCGCGCCGTGCGCACCGCGGTGCCGGGCGATACCGGCTTCGTGGTGGGCTTCGTCCGCCCGGAAGACCTCATCCTGGGCGAAGCGGTGCACACCGCGCAGATCGAGATCGAATACGCCACCGCTGACGCTCCCGCGCTCGCCGTCGGCGAGAGCCTCACCATCGGCGGCACGGCCTACCGCGTGCAAAACGCCCCGCGCAAGCAGGGTGACGGCACCTTCAGCCGCGCCGCCCTGCAAGAGGCTCGCGCATGACCACGCTGATCGACCAGGCGGTTGACGCCTTCGTGGCTTCCGTCACCGGTACGCCTGAAGCCGTTGGCGGTGTCTTCGAAGATCGCCGGCAGGCCTTCACCGTTGACGACGACAAGGCCATCGAGATCAACCTGCGTGAGGCTGACAGCCAGGCCTTTGGTGACAACTCGCCTCTGCGCAGCCTGGTCAACACCGTGTTGCAGGTCGAGCTGGCCATCTACACCCGCGCCGCCATGGACAGCGCGGGTGTGGAGCTGCCGGCGCGCAAGCTCGCCAACCCCATCTGGGCCAGCGCACACGCCCGCCTCATGGCCGACCCCACCCTGGGCGGCCTGGCGGTGCGCGTGCGCTGGCGCCGGGCCAGTTGGCGGGCGGAAAGCGCCGACGGCACCGCCGGCTGGGCCACCCACACCTACGAGATCACCCTCGCCATGCGCGAGCACAACCTGCTCGCGCCCCAGTAATCCACCCCAACGCATCTGCGTTCACAGGAGCATTCATCATGATCACTTTTGGAGCAGGCAAGCTCATTGCCGTGCCCACGCAAGATGCGTCGGGCGCTGTTATCGCCAACCCCACACCGGTGGCCATCGCCATCCTGCAGGACGTCTCGGTCGACTTCGACTTCGAGACCAAGATCCTGCACGGCGAAAAACAGTTCCCGGTGGCGGTCGCCCGCGGCAAGGCCAAGATCGGCTGGAAGGCCAAGAGTGGCGACTTCAACGGCGCCGCGCTCGGGTCACTCTTCTTGGGTAGCAACCCCACTGCCAGCCGCAAGGCCGCTGTGATCGACGAGGCCAAGACCGTCCCCGCTGCTGCAGGTCCGTACACCGTCACCATCACGCCGCCGTCAAGTGGTGTGTTTGTGGCAGATCTGGGCGTCATCAACGCAGCCACGGGCGTGCCCATGACCCGCGTGGCCAGCGCACCGGCCACGGGGCAATACAGCCTGAACGTTGCCACCGGTGTGTACACCTTTGCAGCGGCAGACGCCAGCATGGCTGTGCTCATCAGCTACGAGTACAGCATCGCCAGCAGCCCCACCAGCAATCTGTTTGCCATCAGCAACAACCTGATGGGCTACACCCCCACCTTCAGTGCCATCTTCTACAACCAGTACGCTGGCAAAACCCTGGCCATGAAGCTCAACCAGTGCGTGCTCGGCAAGCTGGCCCTGCCGTTCAAGAACGACGACTTCACCACCAACGACATGGACGCCGAGGCCTTTGCCGACGCCTCCGGCAGCGTGGGCTACATCTGCCAGTACTGACCATGCTTCAACTCCCGCAACCCACGGGCACCCCCGCGCTGGAAGGCATCCCCATCCAGCTCGGCGGGCAGACCTATATCTTGCCGCCGTGCAGCCTGGCCACGCTCAAGCGCCACTCGGCCGGTATCGACAAGTTTGCCACCAAGGCCGGCGGCCAGATCGAGCTCTCCGGTGAAGGTGTCGACCTCATCATTGCTGTCCTCACCGAGGCGCTGGCCCGCAACTACCCAGAAATCAGCGCAGAGGCGCTGGCAGAACACGTAGGCGTGGACACCATGGTCGAATTCTTCCAGGCTGCGTTGGACGTCTCTGGCCTCATCCGCAAGCAGCTCCAGGCGCAGGCCGTCGGCAGCGCCGCCCAGGGGGGCGGCAAGCTGGGGGAATCGACTGGGACCGCATCGTCGCCCACATCGTGAGCGGCACGGGCTGGACGTGGCAACACGTCCGGCACCACTGCGACCTGCCCACCTACTTCGCCCTGTGCGACTGGTGGCGGGAAGTCCCACCACCCGCCATTCAGCTGCGGCGCATTGCCCAGTACCTGGGCCTGAAAGAAAACGCGCAACCCGGCGCCCCGCGCATGAGCAACGGGCCTGTGCACGGTTCGCCCAGTAGCGAGCAAGACATCGCCACAGCTGCCGCCATGGCCGGCATGCCGGCCTTCGCAGGTCGCCCCAACGACCCCATGTTTGACCTGATCCCACCCGCACCCGCAAGCACAGAGGCAACGCCATGAGTCAATCGCAAGCCACAGGCTTCCAGGTTGGTGCCAACATCAACCCGTTCGAGGTTGCCATGCGCCGCATGGTTGATGCGGCCAGCACGGCGCAGGGACAACTGGCCGGTGTCTTCGGTAAGATGAATCAAGCACTGGCCGTGGCCGCTGCCGGCCTGGCTGGCGGTGCCATGCTCAAGGCGTCGGTAGATGCCACTCAGAAATTCACCGCCGAGTCCAACAAACTCGCCCGCGTGCTGGGCACCACCGCCACCGAGGCCAGCGCCTTGAGCGTAGCTCTAGGCGATATCAACGCTGACGCCGACGCCACCGCCGCCGACGTCGCCACTTTCACCGCCGCTGCCGGTAAGCTGGCCAAGGAGCTGCGCACCAACGAGGCTGCCTTGCAGGGCATGGGCTTACAGACGCGCGACAGCGCTGGCAACCTGCGGCCTCTCAATGACCTGATGCTGGACTCCATCAAGGTTGTCAACAGCTACAAGCAGGGCTTAGACCGTAATATCGCAGCCCAGCAGATGTGGGGCAAGGGAGCTGAAGAGTCGTCATCCCTGCTCAAGCTCAACACCGAAGTCATCGAGGCTGCCCGCCAGAAGCAGCAAGAGCTGGGCTTGGTTGTTGGACAAGAGAACGTCGAGGCCAGCAAGGCCTACAACGCAGCCATGAACGACGTGGGTGACGTCATGCTCGCCATCAAGAAGGTGCTGGGCGATGCGCTGATGCCCATCCTTACCCAACTGGCTGAAATGTTCGCCGCCGCCATGCCGGCGGCGGTATTTGCATTCAAGGTGGCTGTGAACGCCCTGGCTACGGCCCTGCAAGGCGTCCTGCTGGTGCTCAAGATCGTGTGGGATGTTCTGCGAGCCCTGGCCGACCCGCTCTTTGTGTTGGGTAGCGCAATCCGCAAGCTCATCAGCGGCGACATGACAGGTGCCGCCAACGACATGCGCGGCATCTTCGCCAGCTGGGGCGACCAGCTCTCCGGTGTGTGGGACAAAGTCAAGGCCGACAGCGCGCGCACCTTCAAAGAGGTGAGCAACCTGTGGGGCCAGCCCACGGCTGCCGCTGCCCCCAAAGGCGCGGGCGGGAAAAGCGCCAAGGGCCTCATGCAGTCCGACTCCCAGCTCGCCAAGTGGGACGCTGAGCTCAACGCCCTCAAACAGGCCCATGCGGCCAAGAACGCCGCCGAAGGTACCTACTACGAGTTCAGCAAGGCGCAGGAGCTGGCCTTCTGGAATGCCAAGAAGGCCATCGTTACGGCCGGCAGCAAAGACGCCTTCGGCGTGCAGGCCAAGATCACCGCTGCCACGCTGGAGATTCAGAAGGCAGCTTTCGAGACCCGCCTGGCAGAGCTGCACCGCGAGCAGTCCGAGGCCGAGCAGAACTTCACCCTCAAGGCCGATCTGGCCCGCCGCGAACTGGCGCTGGTTACCCAGCGCTTTGGGGCTGAGAGCAAAGCCGCCCAGGACGCCCAGCGCAAGATCGAAGACATCGAACGCGCCGCGCGCGACCAGCGCCGTCAGTTGCGCGAGATCGAGATTGCCGAAACCGCGGCGGCGAATGCACAAAAGGTTGAGCTGGAGCGCCAGCACCTGCAACTTCTGTACGACGCCGGGCTGATCAACCGCACCGAGCTGCTGGAAGGCGAGCGCCAGTTCGAGCAGCAGAAATACGCCATTCAGTCCGCAGCCCTGGATCAACGGCTGGCTATGGTGGACCCGAACCTCAACCCGGTCGAGTACGCCCGCATCAAGAACGAGATCTTCCAGCTGGAGCAACAGCACCAGCTGCAGATCAGCCAATTGCGCAACCAGCAGACCTTGGAAGACACGGCGCGGCTGCGGGGCATGTTCGGCAACATCGAGAGTGGTTGGGCCAATGCCATGGCAGGCATGGCCAAGGGCACGCAAAGCTTGGGGCAGGGCATTCGCAACATGTTCCAGGCTGTCACGGATGCCGTGATCGGCATGCTGGCTCAGATGGCCGCGAAGTGGATGGTGCAGCAGCTCCTGATGAAGGTCTTCGGAAAAGCCTTGGCGATAGGAAAGATCGCTGAGGAATCCGCGAAAGCCGGGGCCGGCGGCGTTGCTTCCATGGCCGCAGCGCCGTTCCCACTGAATTTATCCGCCCCCGCTTTCGGTGCAGCTATGGCCGCTGCCGCCATGGCTTTTGCCCCAGTGGCCAGCGCCTCCCAGGGTTTCGACATCCCGGCCGGCCTCAACCCCTTGACCCAGTTGCACGAGCAAGAGATGGTGCTGCCAGCCAAGCATGCCGATGTGATCCGTGGCCTGGCCGATGGTGGCGAAGGTGCTGGCGTGGGTGGCGGCATCACCCTCCACGTTCACGCAACCGACGCGCAGAGCGTGGCCCGGCTATTCCGCGACAACGGCGACGCCTTGGTTAAGGTCCTGGCCAGCCGCAAGCGCGACTTCGCATTCTGAGGCTGCATGTCCAACGCAATCTTCCCCGCGCTGCCCGGCGTGGCCTGGGGCATCATGCGCAACCCCATGTGGGCCACGCAGGTGCGCGATGCCGCCAGCGGCCGCCAGTACACCCTGGGCAAGCGCCTGTACCCGCTCTGGCATTTCAAGCTGCCGTTCGAGGTGCTACGCGCCTCGGGCGGCTTCACCGAGTGGCAGCAGCTGGTGGGCTTCATCAACGCCCGTCGAGGCCGCTATGACGACTGGCTGTACCTCGATGCCCGCGATAACACCGCCACAGATGAAGTGTTTGGTGTGGGTGACGGCACCACCGTCACCTGGCCGCTCGCCCGCTCCCTGGGCGGCTTCATCGAGCCAGTGGGCGCGGTAGACACCGGCACTGCCGTGGTCAAGGTGGCAGGCGTCACCACAGCCGTCACCTTCAGCGCCGACCTAGCACAGGTCACCTTCGCAGCACCACCCACTATCGGTGCGCAGCTCACCTGGAGCGGAACCTTCTATTTCCGTTGCCGCTTCCTGCAAGACGAGATCACCTTCGAGCAGTTCCTGGCCAACTTGTACAGCGCCAAGTCGGTCGAGTTCCGCACCTTCCGCCCATGAAAACCGCAGCCCCTGCCCTGGTCACATTCCTCAACACAGCGCGCCAGGCGCTGCAGTTCGACCTGTGGACGTTCACCCTGGCCTCCGGCACGGTGTACCGCTGGACCGATGCCGACGTGGACATCAAGATCGACACGCGCACCTTCACGCGCAGCCCCATCATCACCCGCGACAAGGTCAAGTGGACGCGCGGCATCGAGGTCGGCCAGCTCAAGGCCACGCTCAGCGGCCCGGTGGTCCTGGTAGACGGCCAGCCGCTGCCGGCATTCTCAGCGGCCGGTGGCTTTGATGCCGCCAGCGTGGCGCTGGAGCGCGTGTACCTCAATGACGCCGGCGTGGTGCAGGGCACTCTGGTGTGGTTCACTGGCGTGGTGGCTGACGTGCTGCCAAGTCGCATGGGCTGCGAGCTGGTGGTCAAGAGCCCACTCACGCAACTCAACCAGCAGACCCCGCGCAACCTCTACCAGGCCGGCTGCCTTAACGACCTGTACGACAGCAATTGCGCCCTCAACCGTGCAGCCCATACGGTAACTGGCACCGTCAGCGCCGTGGCGGCAGGTAACAACCCGGCGCTCACTGTCACGCTGGCCACGGCCGTGCCTGCGCGTTGGGCTGAGCTGGGCGTTCTTAGGTTCACCACGGGTGCCAATGCCGGCCTGGGCCGCACGGTGCAGATCCAGGCTGGCGTCGGCACCGGGCTGGTGCTGCAGTTCTCGCGTCCGTACCCGTTTGCTGTGACCGTGGGCGATGCCTTCACGCTCACAGCTGGGTGCGACAAAGCTGTTGGCACCTGCCAGAGCAAGTTCGCCAACCTGCTGCGCTTTCGCGGGCAGCCCTACATTCCGGTGCCGGAGACGGTGACATGACGCTGCGCACGCAAGTCGTGGCAGAAGCCCGCGCCTGGCTCAAGACGCCATACCACCACCAGGCGGCCGTCAAGGGTGTGGGGGTGGACTGCGCCATGCTGCTGGTCAGCGTTTTCAAGGCGGTTGGCCTGGTGCCCCCTGCGCTGGACCCGCGCCCCTACCCGCACGACTGGCACCTGCACCGAAGCGAAGAGAAGTTCCTGGGCTGGCTGCGTCAGTACGGCACCCAGGTGCAAAGCCCGCAACCGGGTGATGTGGCTGTGTGGCGCTTCGGGCGCACCTACAGCCACGGCGCCATTGTGGTGGACGCTGATGGCACCATCGTGCACGCCTACATGGACGCCGGTTGCGTGGTGCTTGGCAATCTGAGCGAAAGCGCGCTGGCCGAGCGGTCGGTGCAGTACTGGTGCGTCAATGGCATCGACGCCGCTGCAGGAGCGCCGGAATGAGTGGCGGCAGCACCATCAGCACGGTGGAGCCGGCAGCAGGTAACCTGCGGGTACAAAGCTCCGTCTATGGCTCGGCCATCGCACTGCTCTATGGTCGGCTGCGCGTCAGCGGCAACCTGCTCTGGTACGGCGGCTTTGCGGCCATACCGCACACCACCACGCAGAGCAGCGGCGGCAAGGGTGGCGGCGGCATCACGCAGAGCAACACCACCTACACCTACACAGCCGCCGTGATGATGGCGCTGGGCGAAGGCCCCGTCAGCGCAGTGCGCACCGTCTGGCGCGGCAAGGCCAAGCTGGCGGGCGACAGCGCCAGCAGCGGGCTCAGCCTGGTGGGCGGCGCACTGGGGCAGCCGGTATGGGGCTACCTCAGCACCAACTACCCGGCCCAGGCCCTGGGCTACAGCGGCATGGCCTACATGTACACGCCGGCCTACGATCTGGGCGGCGACGCGTCGATCGAGAACCACAGCTTCGAGGTCAGTACCGCCTGGGAGGCCGTCAGCACCGGAGACGCCAACCTGGCCCTGGTTGCGCAGGACCTGCTGACCAACCAGCGCGCTGGCGCCAGTTTCCCGGCCGGCCAGGCGGGGGACTTCTCCGCCTGGGCCAACTACTGCCTGGCGCAGAACCTGGTGGGCAGCCCCGCGCTGCTGCAGCAGAAGCCGGCCGCCGAGTGGCTTCGCTACCTGCTCGATCTGAGCAACACCGATGTGACCTGGTCGCAGGGCGTGCTCAAGTATGTGCCCCTGGGCGATGCAGCTTGTGCCGCCAACGGCGCCACCTACACACCCAACACAACGCCGGTGTACGACCTGACGGAAGATCACTTCCTCGTCGACAGCGCAGACGCCGATCCCCTTCGCCCAGAGCGCCGGCCGCCAGATGACGTGTACAACCACGTGCGCATCGAGTATTCAAACCGAGGCAACGACTACAACACCGAGATCGCCGAGCGCAAGGACGCCGCCGATATCGATGTGCGTGGGCTGCGCACCAAGAAAACCGTTGAGGCGCACGCCATCTGTGATGCCGCCGTGGCCGAGCTGTTGGCCTCACTGCTGCTGCAGCGTGAGATGGGGGTGCGCAACCTCTACAAATTCACGCTGCCATGGACGTTCGCGCTGTTGGAGCCGCTGGACCTGGTGAGCGTGACAGACGCCTACCTGGCGCTGACGCGCGTGCCGGTGCGCATCAACACCATCACAGAGACCGATGCAGGCGATTTCGAGATCGAGGCCGAGGATTGCCCAGTTGGCCTGGCCAGCTCGCCGGCCTACGGAGCGCCGGCCGGTAGCGGCTTCTCGCACAACTACAACGCGAATCCGGGCGACAGCAATCCGCCCACCGTATTCGAGGCGCCGGACACGCTGACCACCAACGGCCTGGAGATCTGGATCGGTACCAGCGGCGGGCCGCTGTGGGGCGGCGCGCAGGTGTGGGTGTCGCAGGACGGGGCCACCTACCGCCAGGTGGGCGACATTCCCGGCCCGGCCCGCCAAGGCGTGCTGGCGGTGGCGCTGGCTGCCGGCGATGACCCGGATGTGACCAACACCCTGACGGCAGACATGTCCATGAGCCGTGGCCAGTTGCTTAGCGGCAGCCAGGCCGACGCCGACAGCCTGACCACCCTGTGCGTGCTGGAGGGTGAGTTGTTGAGCTACCAGACCGCCAACCTGGTGGCCGCCAACCGTTACGAGCTGAGTTACCTGCGCCGTGGCGCCTATAACACGGCGGTGGTCAGCCATCCGGTGGGGGCCTCGTTCACACGTGTGGACGAGGCGTTCTTCAAGCTGCCATTCACGGCAGCGCAGATCGGGCAGAAGTTTTACATCAAGCTGCCGGCCAGCAACATCTATGGCGGCGCCCAGCAGTCGCTGGCCGACGTGAGCGCCATCACCTACACGCCCACCGGCGCGGCCCTGCAGTCGCCGCTGCCTGACCTCACCGGCGTGGGCACCAATTACGTGGGTGGCCAGCAGCAGATCTACTGGGACGCAGTGAGTGACTTCCGCCAGCCCGATGTGAACTACGAGATCCGCGCCGGCGCCACGTGGGACGGTTCGACAGTTCTGGGTCGCACGCCGCTGCCAACTTTCACGCCGCCTGGCAATGGCACCTACTGGGTAGCGGCGCACTACATGACCAGCGGCGGCGTCAGCGCCTATTCTCTCAACCCCACGCAAGTAGTGGTCACCGGTGCGACCCTGGCGCGCAACGTGGTGGCCGTGTGGGACGAGGCGGCCACCAGCTGGTCTGGCACGCGCAGCAATCTCGATCTGGTTGGTGGCGAGCTTATGCTGGGCGCTGCCGGTGACATTTTGGGTGTGGCAGATTTCCTGGGGCTGCTGGATGTGCTGTGGTTCGGCGGCGTGGCCTCCTCCGGCAGCTACACCCTGCCGGCCGGGCACACGGTGGACATCGGCCGCGTTGCACCATGCCAGGTGAGCATCAGCTACACGGCGCGCGGCCAGTCCATCTACGACAACTTCCTCGCCATGGCCGACGTGCTCGGCGTGTCGGATTTGTTTGGCGCGTCGCTGGGCGCAAAGATCGGCATCCAGGCGCAGATCGCCACCGCAGGTGACGACGCGGTCTACGGCCCGTGGCTGAACTACCAGCCCGGCCTCTACAACGCCCGGTATTTCAAGGCGCGGCTGCTGGTGGCATCGAGCGATCCGCAGGTCACTGGCTTCATCACTTCGCTCAATTTCAGCGTGGATGTGCCGGACCGGATCGACCCCTACCAAGCCGTCACCTCTGCGTCCGCAGCTACGCCAATCACCTACAGCAAGCCGTTCAACGGGGGTGCTGGTGCTGGCGGCCTTCCGCTCGTGCAGTGCACGATTGTTGGCGCTATGGCGGGTGACGACATCGTCATCAGCAGCCCCACGCTCAGCGGCTGCGCTATCGATGTTTACAACACCGGCGCGCGCGTCATGCGCACGGTCAATGTCCAAATTCAGGGCTACTAAGGAACCATCATGCAAGACATTCATGTACCAGTCACTGGTACCGTCGGCGGCCTGGCCATGGCCAATGCCGTCAACGCGGGCTTCGACTCGCTGCAGCAGAACATCGGCGGCGTGCTCAACAAGAGCGTGGCCGGCGGCGCCGACGTCACGCTCTCGGCGGCCGAGGCAAACAACGGCATCATCAACCTGACGGGCGCTCTCACGGCCAACATCAACGTCATCGTTCCGACGTCTGGTATGCAGTGGCGTATCGTGAACGGAACCACTGGCGCCTATTCCCTGAAGATCAAAACATCTGCGGGCGCCGGGGTATTCCTGAAGCAGGGCACCTCTGATGTTCTCTTTTGCGACGGGTCGAACGTCGCTTCTGCAACTGCGGCAAATTCACAGATGCTGGCAGCCACCGCCTGCACTACCACCGGCACTGCGCCGGCCTTCGTGGCCACGCAGGCGCCGGCGACCAGCGGCGCAAAGATCGTGCATGCCACGATGCACGCCGCCAATGCTGGCGTGGCGGCAACACTGGCTGTGAATGGCGATACCGCCAAGTCAGTCAAGCAGTACACCAGCGCGGGCGCCAAGACGAACCCCACCTGGCTGGCCGGCCAGTTGTGCGCGTTCATGGATGACGGGACAGATTGGGTTTTGCTCAATCCGCTTCCATCCGCCAGCGGCTCGTACCTCACCGGCCAGGTGGTGCAGGTTGTCTCCGTCACTAAAACGGACACCTTCTCCACGTCGTCAACAAGCATGGTAGACGTCACCGGCATGTCGGTTGCCATCACGCCGAGAAAGTCATCTAACAAGATCCTGGCGATCCTGTCCATCGCCCTCAACGGTCAGTCAACCGTTAGTGCACACGCGCAACTTGTCCTGAGCGGAGTATCGGCAATTGGAATTGGTGATGCCGCCAGCGCCCGCACTCGATCGACCATCACTTCTGTGGGCAATGCGAGTTATGTTTATGGCTCGCATACTGCGCACTTTCTTCACTCTCCAGGTTCTACGTCTGAGTTGACCTACAAGGTTCAGGCTATGACGGGCCAAGGAGGGACAACGGCATATGTGAACCGCTCGCAAAACGATGCCGACAACGCCGACAACGGCCGTGGAATTTCAACTCTGACATTGCTGGAGATCGACGCATGAACCACGATGCCATCAGGAAGGCCTACCCTGGGGCAGTCGTCATAAACGGCGACGATCAGGTCGACATCCACGCCTGGGATGCGAATGGGGATGAGATCACGATCGACTGGCAACTCGTGGCCGCGCAGGATGTGATTGTTGAGACTGGTCTGCTCATCACCCGACTGAGTACCGAGATTCAAAAACGGCTCGATGACTTCGCGGCCACGCGAAAGTACGACAACGTGGTGAGCTTGTCCAAATACACCAGCCTCACTGATACAGAGATCGCATCGCTCCCGCAAGCCGATCAGGCCGCAGCCTTGCGCTACAGGGCCGAGTGCCGCCACCTGCTGCTCAAGGTTGCTCAGACCTGGGCTGTTGGTGAGCGCATCCTGGGCGAAGTGCTCAGCAGCCAGCGGCCGGCGCCGGCGAGCATTGCCGACTTTGCGGCCGAACTGCCAGTTCTGGACTGGCCGGTGTGATCAGCCAGGCATTGATCCTTTCAAGTTCCTACAACCAGTGAGGACACCATGGCCGAACCAGCGTCAACCACTGCCGGCGTCACCTTCATTGCTGCCACGGCCACCATACCGGTATTGACCATTCTCGGCGTGCCGCTCGGCCTGCGCGTTGACCTGCTGGTGGCCGGTTTTGCTGGCGCGCTGGTTGCCATCATCCTGCTAAATACCGTGCCGGCCATGGGTGACACATGGGTGCACCTCGTGCGCACCACGCTGCGGCGCATGGCCTGGGCACTGGCCAGCAGCGCCACGGCGGGCTATCTCACCCCGCTCGCGTTGCTGATTGCCAATGTGCCTGAAGCACTCATGCTGAGCGGCGCCTTCGCTGTTGGCGGCGGTGCCAAGCCGGTGCTGACCTTCCTGATAGGCCGCCTGAGTGGAAAGGGGTCGCAAAGCCTGCCGGCAAAACCCGGGCAGGAGGGGCAGCCATGATGGACGCGCTGCAGATCATCCACTGGCTGGCCGGTTTCGTGGTGCTGGCAGAGGCCCTCAATAAGGCGGAGCGCACCTGCCCGCTGGCCGTAGGGCTTAGCGCACATGAGCGCCTGCTGGCCTGGCTCAAGGCGGTAGCGTGGTTCTTCCTGGCCCTGGGCGCTGCCGGCGCCGTTGCTGCCCCTGTGCTGCTTGCCATGGGCGTGCCGAGCGGTGCCACGCACCTGTTGCGCCTGGAGCGCCCCACGCTGGCCGAAACGGCCGTGCTGTTTGGTTTTGCTGTCCTGATCGTTCGAACCCGTGTGAAGGAGGGGTAGGCCATGAAACTCACCGAGCATTTCACCCTGGATGAGTTGACGCGCAGCACCGCCGCGCAGCGCCTGGGTGTTGCCAATACACCGCCGCAAGAGATGCTGCCCCGCCTGGTGCGCACGGCCGAGCTGCTGGAGCGCATCCGCTCCACGGTGGGCGTGCCTGTCGTCGTCACCAGTGGCTACAGGTGCGACGTGGTCAACCGGGCCGTTGGCGGCCGCACGTCGTCAGACCACACCCAGGGCCATGCGGCGGACATCCTGGCGCCTGGCTTCGGCTCCCCCACCGAGCTGGCCCGCTTGTTGGCCCCGCTGGTCAGCGTGCTGGGCATCGGCCAGCTCATCCTGGAGGGCGTCAAAGGCAAACAGTGGGTGCATGTCTCCACCCACACGCCTGAGAAAGCCATTAACCGGGTGCTCACCATCACCGACGCCGGCACGGTGCTCGGCATTGTGGGGTTGGCGTGAAACTCAAACCATATCCGTGCTCGCTGAACGGGAACCAACTTGATATAGACCAGTTTGGGTTTCGCGTTGGTGGAAATGGTGAGCCGACTGCGATCGAATTCCGCTGCCGTGGGCCAAACCAGCCTCCTAATGGCAAGCAGTGCTACATCCCCATCGTGCGTGGTCCAGCGCAGCCACAAGAATTTAAGCACGGGTGGGACGGCAACCTAGAAGAGCCGACCATAACACCAAGCATCGGCTGCGATAACGCGCCGCGATGTGGGTGGCATGGTCATATTTTGAAGGGATGGATTGCGCCATGAAATCCCGCCGCGCCACGCCCGCCAAGCGGCCAGCCCGCGAGATCGAGACCAAACTCTATCGTGCACAGAAACGCCAACAGCGCGAGCTGCAAGAGCGGTTTGAGCGGCGTTCCGTCTTCCCAGAACCTGAGCAAGAAAGGTACAAGCCATGAGCATCTACTGGATCATCATCCTCGCCCTTTTATGCGTCTATGCCGTCGGCGCTGTCTGGGCGTATATCACTGTGCGCACCTGGCGCAATGGCAAGTTCAAGGCCGTGCTGCTTTGGCCCATCCTGGTACTTGTTGGCCTGTTCGGGGTTGCGCCATGAAGTGGTTGCTCTATCTCGCCCTGGCCGGCGCGATCGTGCTGGGCTATCAGACCTTTGTCGACCACCAGCAGGCCATCGGTGAACAGCGCGCCACCGATCGCTACGAAATCGCGCTTTCCAAGCAAAAGGTAGATGCCGCCAGGCTGTTGGCCGCCGAGACAGCCCGTGCCAACGAGGCCGAGCGCCGCGCCCGCGAATTACTTGCTGAACAGGAGAAACGAGATGCCAAGAACCTCAACACCGTGGCCGGCCTGCAGGGCCGCCTGCGTGCTCTTGCTGGCCCTGCTGGCCAGCTGCGGGACCCCAACGCCCAGCCCGGACGTGGGTGCGGTAGTGGTGGCGCCCAGGGAGCGCCCGCAACCGGCGCCACAGATCGTCCGGCAGACGGAGCCGAAACCGGCGGGCTACTTTCTGCAGAGCTTTCTGGACTACTTCAAACGCGACTGACAGAGGCCGACCAGATCAACATCGCGTACGCCAGTTGCCGGGCCGACTTGATGCGCCGCGCGGCCGGCGCAGTGCCATGAGAGGCTGCCGTACGACGTCAAGAACTGACCTGGCCGCCCGCCTGCAGGCCTATCGCGCCCGGCTGCTCAAGGCGGGGCGTCTGCTGGAAGCGCGCGCCGTGGCGCACTGCCTTGAGCTGGCCAACAGGATCTGA